AGTTCCGGGCCTTCATCGACAGCGGGCGCCTCTTCTACTGGGACAATGCCAGGAACAAGAAGGTGTGGCTCGTCCGCGAGAAGGAAGTCAAGCCGGACAACGACACCATCGTACCTGCCGGGTACATTGGCGCTACGTTCGTGTTCACGAACCTGTGGGGCATAGGAAAGAAATGCAACGACAACGGAACACTATTATGACACAGACACAGAAAGAAGAACTGCAGGCGCTTATGTACGCCCAGGTGCCGGAAATGCCGGCCGCAGAAGACAAAAACACCCCAATCTGGATCTTCGCGATCGCAAAATGTTTGACATACAGTTGCCGGGAGACGTTCGCAATCGTCCGGATGAACTACGGAAAGCCGCCGTACATCGTACATGCGTTCAACATAGACGGCGTGGCGAAGATCCTCTCGGTCCACCCGTACAAGTTCCTCGACAACCGGTTCGTTCCTAAACTTGAGACCAAGGAGGCCGTCATCGAGTTCCTTGCGAAAGCGTATGAAAAGGACCCCGACTACATCAAGTCACTCAAGAAGGCGGACCGGATGAAGCTCTTCTACGACTGCTGCATCCAGACGCAGCTCACCAACGAAAAAGAACAAACAACTCCTAAAGACAACGAAAATGGAACAGAATAACAACCAGGTCAAACCCGTCGAGCTCTGCATCGAGTGCGACGATGTCGTGAAGCGCTATCCGGTCACGGAGGCCATTGAGATCGTCCGCTGCAATTCGGCGATTTTCTTCCACTCTACCGGCTTCTTCGCCGTGTCGAAGCCGACGCTGGCGAACAACCTCAAGGGCGGCGCGCTTTTCGAGACGCTCCAGTGGTACTGCGACTACATGGACTCCAGGGACGACTACTCCAAGGAAGACCGGGAGCGCTACGACGCCGTTGCCGCGATGATGGTGAACGTACTCACCCTCCCGCTCGACGTCTTCACGGACATCGACCTCATGATTGACATCTCCGACTTCATCCTCAAGAAGCGCAACGAGTATTACGAGCGCCTGCAGGCGGACGCCTCCGTGCTGAAGCCGGAGACCGTCGAAGACGCGATCGAAAACGCCGCGTTCGAGGCGGAGGTTGCGGCCGGCGAGCAGCTTGTCGAGGAAATCAAGGAAATCGCGCAGCGCAATGGGACCAAAAGTTGACGACGTGCGCGAGATCGTGAACGAACTCCGGGGGCGCGGCCTTGACGCCGGCCTCCGGGACGTCACGTTCGCAATCATGAACAAGATGTTCGGCGACCAGGCGTTCGCGTTCCGGTGCGCGTTCGGCGACCCGCCGTACAAGGCGGAGCCGGAGGAATACTTCAAGTGCGAGAAGGTCAAGAGTGTCAGGGAGGCGCTGGAGAAGTTCTTCCCGAGCGTCGAGGATGATCAGCAGCTCGTCACGTTCGACGAGCTGAAGAAGGGCCTCATCGACGATATGAACGCGCTCATCCTGCTCCGGGACCAGCAGACAGACGACGGCAAGTCTACGCTCGAACCGAAGGAGATGGCGCAGGTCGTGGCCCGCATCGCTGACATCCGGGTGAAGTTGACGGAGAAGTTCAACACCACGCAGCGCGTCCTCGAGCAGCGCGTGGTCGTCGAGAACAAGTATAACAGCATCTGCCCTTACTGCCGGCACGAGATCTCCGTCGACCCCTCGCTTTTCGGCAAGAAGTAGAGAAAGTTTTTCGCTCTTTTCACAAAGTGAAAAACTTTCTCTCATAAATACTTGCGCCTTTTTTATGATGCGTTAATATTTGCAAAAACTTCATCAGACTTGAACTATGGCTGAACTTGAACAACTTCTCGCAAACCCGAAAGAGCTCCTGAAGAAGAAGCCCTTCACGCGGGGCTCGGACTCGCCGACGCCTATCGGCCCGGACGGGATCTCCGGCTCCGCCCAAGTCGGCGCGACCGTGACTGCCGAGCTGCCTGACTTCGAGCGGGAAGTCATATCGCAGTCCCGCTACCTCGCGGAGCTCGATCCCGCGAGCCACGACGTGCTTTTCGACGAGAATATCCCGTCGATCACCGCCAAGCTCAAGGACGGGAGCTATGTCGACATCAAGTTTCAGAAGATGGCGATCCCGTTCCAGAAGGCCATACTCAAGAAGAAAGTCCTGCATCTGTGCGGCAACGACATCCTCTTCACCCTCGACAACGAGAAGCCGAGCGAGGACGTCGTCAAGGACTTCGCCACGTTCAAGCGCTACTGGAAGCAGCGCAACCAGGGCGGCATGCGCACGAAGATGGTCACGGCCCAGCTCTCCTGCGGAGACGCCGGCCTGCTGTACTACTTCGACCGGCACGGCTGCATCAAGAGCCGCCTCCTTTCGTATCAGGACGGGTACGTCATCTGCTCCCATAACGACGACAACGGCGACCGACTCGCGGAGGCCGTCTACTACAAGAGCGACGACAAGGAGTACATCGACGTGTACACGGACCTGTACCAGTACCGGTATGTCAAGTCCAACGGAGACGACTGGAAGGTGGACCCGGGCGTTAACGGAAAGAAGCACGGCTTCACCGAGATCCCGCTCGTCACGAAGCGCGGCTCCGTCGCGTGGGATGACGTAGAGACACTCATCGAGGTCTACGAGATCATCTACAACATCTTCCTGGTCATCCAGAAGCGCCACGGCTGGGGTGTGCTGTACATCAAGGGCACGTTCGACCAGAAGGCGAAGAAGATCGCCGGCAACATCATCCTCAACGATTCTTCCCTGAACCACGACGGCGACGCGAAGTTCCTCGCTCCGCCCAGCCCGCAGAATATGATCGAGACGCTCAAGCTGATGGAGGAATCCATCCAGAAGGGCGCCGGCGTCACGTTTATCCTCCCGAAGGACATCAGCCTCTCCGGCGACGTGTCCGGCGTCGCGGTGCAGATCGCGCAGTCCCTCGACAACGAGGAGGCGCTGTCAGCAGCGATCGAGTGGCAGAACGTAGCGAGCAAGATGGCCCGCCTGTTCAAGTACGGCCTGGCCAAGGAGCTCGTCAAGAAAGAGAAGGACAAGACGGCCATCACGCGCTTCGACGCGATGGACATCAGCGCGTCCTTCAAGATCTGGCGTCCGCGCAGCGACGCGGAATACAACCAGATGCTCGTGCAGCTCAAGGGCGCAGGCGTTCTCTCCCAGCAGACTGCCATCGAGAAGAACACCGAATCTACGCCGGACGAGAGCCTCCGCGTCGAAAAGGAGACAAGGGAGGCCGAGGAGAAGGCGAAGGCGGATGCCGCCATTGCTGCGGGCGAACCTGCAGCAGCAGAGGACAAGAACAACCCTAACGACTAACTGTGATGATACACTTCAACTTGTACCCTGCAAAGATCCTGTCCGGCTTCCTGGCAAGCCTGATGGCCGCGTTCGTGGACAACCTCCTTCCGCTGTTCCTGACTGCGACCGTGTTCGAATTTTTCGATTTCGTCACCGGCTGCTGGAAGTCTGCGATAGTCGCCCACAGGAAGAAGGAGCACTTCGCGTTCGAGAGCGTCAAGGCGTGGCGAACGATCTACAAGTACGTCCTCACCCTCGTCGGCATCATGCTGGCCGAGCTTCTTGACCACACACTTGCTGATGAGAGCCGCCTGCGACTCGCAAACTTCTTTACGGCCGGCGTCTGCGGCGTGGAGTTCTGGAGCTTCCTCGAGAACGCCGCCGTCATCTCCAACCACCCCGTGTTCAGGTGGCTTCGGAAATTTATGAAGCTGAAGGTAGAGGACACTACTGGCCTTTCTCTCGGCCCCGACCGCGCACGCGACAAGAAGACTGGTAAATTCATAAAGGCATCGAAATGAGACCGGAAGACATTGACTCCATCGTTATCCACTGCTCTGCAACTCCGGAGGGGAAGGACATCAAGGCGAAGGACATCGAGAAAGAGCACATCAAGCGCGGGTTCAAGCGCATCGGGTACAACTACGTCATCGACTTGGACGGGACCGTCGAGGTTGGCCGCCCGCTGACCATGGACGGGGCGCACTGCAACACCGCCGGCCTGTCAGGCATGGCGTACAACAAACACTCCATCGGCATCTGCTACGTCGGCGGCCTTGACAAGAACGGAAAGCCGAAGGACACGCGCACAGACGCGCAGAAGGCGGCCATGCACAAGCTCGTCTGGGAGCTCTTCGACAAGTACGACATCATGGACGTGCTCGGCCACCGGGACGCATCACCGGACCTCGACGGAGACGGAGAGATCGAACCGTCGGAGTATATCAAATCCTGCCCCTGCTTCGATGTGAGAGCAGAGTTCCCCATAGCAGTCTGTTTAGCAAACAAGAAATAATATGAACGGAAAGACCATTCTCGTCGGTCTCGTATTCTTCCTCCTGTGCAGCGTCGCGGTGTATTTCTACGGCCGGCACAGGGGCTACGAGAACGGCTACGACAAATGCTACCCGGTAGCGTTTAATGCCGGGTATGATTCCGGCTATGTCGCGCCGCATCCGGCGGACACAACCATCAAACCAGACACGGCATACATAGACAAGCCGGTTCCCGTCGTGGTGATTCCATCCGGCTATGAACTCGTCCCCGCCGGGACGGTGGCGGAGTTGCAAGAGAAACTTGATTCCGCGAAAGCCGCAGGCGGAGATACCACCGAGGTATATGTGCCAATACAGATAGAGCGGAAAGTCTATGAGGACAATAGATACAAGGCCCAGGTGTCCGGCTACCGCCCGGCGCTCGATTGGATTGAGGTGTATAACCAGACGCAGATCATTACCAATTACATCGACCGTCCCGTCCCTTATGACCACCCCGTCCCTTTTAAATGGACGCTCTCCGCTTTCGTTGACGCAACCGCCTCCCTATACTATTTCAACGCACGGGCGGGATTGATGTACGATCAACAGATTAGCGGACGATGGAGAGGATATGCCGCCGCCGGGTACGAATACGGATCACTCGGCAAAGGCCCCTTCGCCCAGGTTGGTACGAAATTCAACATACTGCAAAAATAAGCTGGATGCAGAGTTACAGGGACCTCTGGAAGAAGAACGGCAGATTCGCGCCGCTGGCGCCGAACAAGCGGGCGAGCGTAAGGCCGATCAGCGCACGGAGTTTCGGCTTCTCACGGCGCGGTGAGTACAGGAACAGGCATTACGTCTTTGCGTTGAATATACGCAACTGGACGAGACAAAGGAAGACGACATGATACCGAAAAGGAAATATCACAACAAGAAGATCGAAAACGCCTTCGGCGTATTCGATTCCTCGCTGGAGTATAAGCGCTACCTCTTCCTCCTGGACGCGCAGAAGCGTGGCGTGATCCGCAACCTGCAGAGACAGGTGGAATACATCTTGATCCCGAACCAGTACCGCACGGAGGTCGTGCATCTGAAGACGAAGGACAAGTTTGTAGACAAGCTCATAGAGCAAAAGGTCTCGTACTTCGCGGACTTCGTCTATATGAAGGGGGACGAGGTGGTCGTTGAGGACACGAAGGGCTTCCGGCTCCCGGACTACGTGATCAAGCGCAAGATGATGCTATTCATGCGCGGCGTCCACATCCGGGAGGTTGACAAGCCTGCGGAAGAAATCTGAACCTAAATACATGAACTATGACAAAATCGAAAACAAAAGTCAAGGTCCCGCACATCGGGCCGCGTCCGAAAATTGCAAGCGCAAGGAAGAAAAAAAGCAAGAAGAAGCCCGTCAGGAAGAAGTAGGCTGACCCT